GGCGGTTTAGTACGCCTCACGGCGAGCTGTGACCGGCTGCCAGCAAGAAGGTGGACACAGATTATGTGTCCTCCTCCAGTGGGGTTGGTTACCCACCACGTCCCTTAAAAGGGACGTGCCCGTCGTGGCTTGGTGCTGACGGCCAACGGTCGTCCGGAACGCATCAAGTGCTCCCTGTCTTGAAAAGGGTCATCCCCTCTTTTCAGGAAGAACTTGAGCAGGGCACCGTACCCATCCAACCGCGAGGGAGGAAGGGTCGTCTCAACAACATAACCCTTGACAAGAGGGCTGTGGAGTCGAGAGCAATAGCTCTGGGTTTCGTAACCCAGAAAGCTATGCCTGCCCAACACGGAACTCGTCTCAGCTACGGTGGGATACAGCGGTTGTCCCTTTGCAGGGGCAAGAACGCCGCTCAAGAAACCGTCCAGAGACTCGGCAACTCTCCAGTAACCAGCTTTATACATCTGGTTACGCAGGGAGACTGTCGAAATGAGTTCCGATGCGTCCTGCAGTCGGGTCGGAAGTAGTTCACGAACGCGGACAATTGATACGTCCTCGCCGTGATAGTACTCCTTACCGCAACTCTCTCTGAACCTCCCGGTCCAGAAAGACTTGTCCGTATTAACTCGAAGACCAAAATCTTCGAGCTTCTGGACGACTGCAAACGCGTAGTCTGCGGGGACAATGATATCGTCCCCGTAGACGCGCACCTTACCCGCAAGACCATGGATGGTCTTACGGGTCATCTGGCGTCTGAGCGCATCTTCAATCCCGCAGAGGGCGATGGTCGCGAAGACCATCGCCTCAACAGGAAAGCAGAGCGCTGAACCCATGGACGCGAACTTGGCCAAACGGATAACTCCGTGGCCAGGCACATCAGCCTTCCGGCTCCGACACGAATCCACGGCCCCTGCAACATGAGGCCACGGATCGAGAAGGAGACGTACGAGCTGATTCGAGACGCGATCGGAAGCTTCGCTGAGATCCAGCGTCGCGAGGTCCCCTGTAAGGGACCCCTTCCGTGCCATAGACCTGTTAGGGTCTTGGTCCCGGAATCCGATAATCCACCTGTAGGGGTTGTCCTTCCCCTCCAGGTGAGATACAAGAGACTCAGCTACGGCCTGCTGCGCATATTGCATCGCAGTAGGCTCGACAGCTATGACTCTCGGCGTCTTGAGCGTCTTTGGAACGGTAATGACCCTTACGGGCCTTTCCGCTCCAGGTTCGAGGATGTCCACATGGTCGAAATCCTGGTATGCCCGAAACGA